GTGACTGGTAACACAGGTCACCCCACTCTAACGCCACGTATCCCTGTTAGAATCTTTGACTCCTCGGAAGGAGGTGTGGCGACGTACGTCGCTCCCTGCCCACCGTCCGGCAACGATTGTGAATCATTGCTAGATCAGATCATGGAAGATAACATCCAGAGGTACGGCACGGCTCATGCAGTGCGCAAAGTAGTTGCGATCACTGAGCCCTGCAAGGCACGAATCATCACCGTGCACCACGCACCCGAAACTGCTCTCTGGGAAGGTCCTGCGAAACGGCTTCAAGCCTATCTCGCTACCAAGCCCGAATGTCTGAGCGGTAAGGAGGTGTCAGAGCAGTCCTACACCGGAATGCGCGAAGCCTTTGAGGCTATGCGCGCAAATGGTTTGGACCCAGTTATCGTCTCGGATGACGCGAGCGCTGCTACAGATTCAATCAGTACTGAGATCTGCCGCATCGTCGCGCGTCACGCCTTGCCTTGGCGGCTCCACTCGATTTTCGAGGAGCTTGCTGAGGGGCGTCTGTTATATCCGGACGGTGACCAGGTCATCCAATGTACGGGACAACTCATGGGTGCACGTTGGAGTTTTGGTTTCCTCTGTGCCATTCACATGTCTGCAAAACGTCGGTTCTTACGGCGCTACCATCCGTCCATGCGCTTTTTTCGCGTCAATGGGGATGATGGCGTCGTGGTTCTGCCGAAGAAAGATGTTTCGGAGTATTTCGCCTGGATGGCTAATCTCTGGGTCATCAATCGTCAAAAGACTGTGATTTCTCCATCTGTGTTCTTGTTCAATTCCGAACTCAGGTCTCTTTCGAACTATGCTGTTGTTCCTAAGATTCGCTTCAATCTGATTGAGGGCGTTTCGAAGTATGGTGACTCGTATCAGGATCCTACGGTCATTAACGGCATTTTCCGATCACTGCCTAAACGTAAACATCAAGATGCCGCCTGGGGCTGGGTAATGATGTCACGCAATTGGCAGAGAATTTTGAAGGAGGCTTCGAGGAAGGCGCCAGGCAACAATTGGTGTCTGCCCTTGCACCTTGGGGGCTTTGGGATCGAGCGTCCTCTCGACTCATTTCACGTCACGTCTCAACAGATGCGTGTCGTGGAATGGTGGGAGGCCGGGGACCTGGCGAGAGTGAAGAGGTATGCGGCGCGGCTTGTGCGTCCCACCGTCGACTATGGTTGTCGGGTGGACGTTATCAAGGCGACCGTTCAATCGCTCTCGTCGGAAACCAGGTTTGATTCTGTCGTTCCGCGCATCGTCAAGCAGAAGAACTTTGAAAAGTTCGACGCTCGCTTGGTTGTACGTGCGCTTCCGAAGGAACGCGAGTGTTTGAGCCATGAGGAGTATTATCGACTCAGGTTCACTTTGCTAGGTCTGCTAGGTCGCAGCGGCATAGGCGAAGAAGATATCTTTAATTTTATTTCGCAACACTCGAATGAACAAATCGTCCAACAAGAAGGAACACAACGCAGCTGCTGTCAAACAGGCAGCTGCGAAGCTTGATAAGGACGTTCGTATGGCATCGCAAGATGAGCATGCGGCGGTCTTGAAAGCTTGTGGGGAACAACTCTCCAAGCCTGCTATGCGTCACCTCGAAATGCTGGCAGACACAAAACGCGCAAAGCCTACGCGTCCCGTGTATACCGAAGGAGGATACTATGATCAGTCCCAATTGATCGCTACCAAGGCCGTTGTGGATTTCACGACTGGTACTGGGAATGCCGGGTTCATCCTGGTAAACCCTCAGACCGTCGGTGTTTCTACCGATCGGCCGGTGGCACTGTATACCTCGGCTACGTCCACCTGGACAATGGGTACACCACTGCCTGTCACGACTGCTACGGGAGTCAACAATCTGCTTTGGTCAACTGGCGCGCTCGCTCCGAGCGGCGTCGGTAACTTCACAAGGCCTCAGCTGTCCTATCGCTGTGTCGCATGCACATTGTATGTAGCACCGATCGGTTCAGCGACGGGTCAGAACGGAGACCTTTACCTCTGGGAGTCCGATGTACATCAGACTGGAGGCGGAATGACAGGTAATCAAGTGGCTGGCGCCATTCGCACAAGGGTAGTGCGTGGTGTCCAGACGGGGGATCCCTCGATCGAGAATGCTGTGAACTGGCATCCCAAGTTTACGGTTCAACTTTTCGATTCGACGGGTCGCGTCGATGCGGGGTTCATCAACGACTTCGCATTTCGCCAATGCCAATCCATCACGACCGACGCCAATATGGGCGACACGCACATTTGCGCGATCGTCTCGGCGACCTCTGGAACTCAATACCACGCGGAGATCTACGCGGTATATGAGTTGGTCGGCTACGCAGCCTTCGATCTGAAGCCACGCTTCAATGATCCAGTGGGCTGGGGCCACATTGCGAACGCTTTGGGGCGTAAGCATATCAGTGGCTGGGTTGGCAAAGGTACTCAGGTGCAAGCTGCCTACAAGCATGCCGTCGTCCAGACGGCTGCCTCGGCGGACGCTCTCGAAGATGGAGCGGAGAAGGAACTCAAGCAGCCCGTTCGTACGAACGGAGACGGGGGAGACTTCTTCGCAGGCATCAAGAAGCTTGCACCAGCGTTGGGAGAGTTGGCCAAGGAAGCTGTGGGTTTCATGCTCTAAGCGTGGAAACACACTCTGACCGAACGATCATCCGACCACGGAGTTGACCGCCCAAGATGGCGTGAGCCAGACCAGTTCGCTGGTGACGCACTCACGTTCATGCATGGCACTGCATAGGCACTACTGCCACACCATTCAAGATTCGATTAGGGAAATCGAAGTTCATGATATGTGGCAGCATCCTGGTTTGCATCCATAAGGGTCCCTCTTACAGACGTTGGAGGTTAAGCATCTGCCCCTCTCTTGGTAGAGGAGCGTCCACTCACAATTGTCATCATGCGCGTTACAGACGTTACGACCCTTGGTTCGGGGAACGTCCATAGAACCGTCACTGTTTGTAAGCTTAGTGACGATCTGTGCGCAATTGATCTTGTGG